TGCCAATTGCCCACAATTGCATCTGGACTTATTCCTTCAGGCTTCTCGTCATCTTTTCGATCCAAAAGAAATTCGTGGTATTGCCCAGTTGACGTTCCAACTGTGTCTGCGCGAGACATGACATCGCAAATATCCTTACGCTCATACCAAGGTTCGTGCCCAATGGGTGCATCCCCCATGAAACCATAATCACAGAAAAAAGACCACATAATTAAACGGTGGTCTGGCCCTTTCAAGTCTAATACATCCGGATCTACTGCAGCGAGGTTAAGATGCTTAAACATCAGCATAGACTCTGTTGCGAGCAACCGACGATAATGCAAAGTATTGTTAACAATGTCGTCTACAGTAATGCCTTCGATTGTTTTCATTACCCTGCAGAAGTAATCTGATTGCTTGTCGCATCATTCAATACAGAATAGAATGTTGAAGTTGCTAGACTCTCAGGCCCCTTCCCATGCTGCTGATGATTCCTATCATTGTAATCATACATAGTTACAGCAGAATACTTAGTTCCGCTTGTAACCGGCAAAGCCGCATGAGCGTATACGAAAGAAGAAGGATGAATGATAACATCACCCTTCTCTGGCATAAACTTTATATCCTGATAAGGAAGCAGGTACTCTCCCCCCTCGTAATCATCATTCAAATAACCAATAGCTGACACGACAGCAGAATAAGAGAATCCATGATCGGCATGTACAGCGAAATGCTGGCCTTCGTTATATCTTACAAAGTTGGTAGCCTCTTCATAATCCAACTGTATATTATATAAACTCTGATAATGCACAACACACTCACGGATACCCGCAATTACTTCAAGATAGACATCTATAGCATCTTGGAATTCTTCTGGAACTTCTGCAGGAATGTACTTTTCAGCCATCTTAAAATCACTGCAGTCCCGATAGTCATGCATGACTTCCATGTCGCCAACGAGAGCTTCCTTCCATTCAAAAATATCATGCTTGCTGTCACCAATGCAATTCTCTAGACGATTGGCAAAATTGGCATCAGCTGGCCATACTTCCTTGTAAAGTACAATTCCAGATGCGGGATGTCCACAATAACCAGTAACCTTCATTTTTCTCCTTCCCGTTCAAAACCAAGTATAGCATACAACCATCTAAGCCGTGTTGATGTTATTTGAAATTTTAACGTATATCTGTGATCGTATAAAAAGAGGGGGTAGTCCAACGTGTTCCAGATGTGATCGGCCTCACACCGTGAAGATAATTAATATCCCCGGGATGACAGACCGCCATACCAGCCTCAATCTCTAATTCAATTCCATGATCAGGATAATAAAACTGCCCGCCCTCAAAATCGCTATTCCAATAGAAGACAGAATTTATATCATAGGTAGGAAATGCATTAGGGGACCCATCATTTAATTGCTTATCAGAGTGAGGTTGCTGCTCGAACCCGGGCAACCATCTCACAATAGTGGGGTCTCGGCCACCAACACTAAGATCAAACTTGTTTTCAATGACAAGACGCATCTTTTCAACATACTTATTCAACATATCGTAAATAAAAGGATTGCTGCGTCTAAGTGTTTGCCCTTCGCAAACCCTATCCCACCAATAAGAAGCATCATATATGCAAACACCATGCTCATCGTATTCCGTTTCTTTAGGATTATCCCATACGTTATGATGTTGCAGATACACCGACATGTGCTCTAAATCAAGCTTCGACACAAAGTCTTTGATAATAATAATATTATCAGTGGACGAACCAAAATGGCCCGGCTCTATCCTAGATTGCTCCATGTGGACATTATACCACTTCTGCGAGAAATTTATCGATGTCTTCTGAAATCATATTCAAAGAAAGCTCAATGCCCGGTATCTGACCCGGTGAAGGCCAGCCACCTACAGGACCGATATCGTCAGGATCCCAATTGTCCCACTCCGCACCAGTCTCATCACGCTGACCAAGGAGGAACCCATTCCCATACCGCCTAATACGGTTGCCTTGGCGATCAATCAAAAACTTGGTAAAGTTGCCTGTAAGAGGCGTAAATCCAGCCTTACTATGATCGATAGGTGTAGGCGGATCCGCCCAAGGGCTTTCCTCTAAATGATGAGGAATACCATTATCTCCAATTTCAGCATTGTAAGCACCAGTTAAATGCTGCCACAACGGATGCATATCCTGCTCATGGACCGCTCCTGGTACCCACTTAGGGTCGTATCTAGCTTTATCGTATCTACCATTCGTTATCTCAGTAAAACGATAAGGCGTCCCATAGGTATCCTTGCCATATTTTTCAGCCACCTGCCCCGGCGTCAAATCAAGATCGTTCCTCTCAGCATAAGACTCGAGACCGCCCTTAAACTCTTCGTATCCATGACATTCAAAATCGTCCACCACCACTGCAATGATATCAAAATCTTCTTCATCTTCATACCTTTCCCATAGTTGTTTCAAAATAGAATGTTGTGGTACGTTACCGCAGCCGGCAGCAACATTGAACAGCAAGGTTACCTTACCTTGCCTATCCTCAAATACATGATCCACCGATTCATCTGCTGACTTTAATTCATAGTCATACACATTAACCGGCAGTTCAGTGATTGGTGTTATTGTCATTTTTTCTCCTTATGAAAAGTGTGGCGGGAAGTATGGCGGGAAATGTGGTGGGAAGAATGGTGGGAAGAACGGTGGGAAGAACGGTGGGAAGAATGGGGGAAAGAACGGTGGGAAGAATGGGGGAAAGAATGGGGGAAAGAAAGGAGGGAAGAACGGTGGAAAGAACGGTGGAAAGAACGGAGGAAAGAATGGCGGGAAGAACGGTGGGAAATATGGGCTATAGTAAACGTAGTCAACGTCTTCTTTGAGCGGATAAACCGTCCCCGCTGAGGGAGTCTGAGATACTACCTGATCTAAGACCTGCGAGCCAGTAGCGTTAGTGGCCGTTGCAGTTCCTACATCGAACCCAGCATTAGTGATATTTGTCTCAGCCGTACTTTTGGCCTGCCCAACTACGTTAGGAACATCGTCCTTACGAGGTCCAGTTCTGCCTTCTGACTCAGCCACGCCTATGCCTCAAGGTCTCCGACAAGAATCCACTCATCTGTAGCTATCTTGATACAAGTGCAAGACGAGTACTGCGCACGCAACTTCAAACCCGGTGTGTAGCGCAAGGTCACACCAGACCCAGCAACCATTGTGATTTCGCCAGCGCCCAAACCAATAACCTGAATCTGTGTACCAACAGCAAGGGCGACACCACTGTTTGGTGGAACTGTGACAGTCTGCGCCGACCCGTTGTTCATGGTCACATACTTGCCACGGTCACCGGCCACAAAGGTGTAGGTGGTGCCTGTCTGCGTTTCACGGGCAAGATTGTAAATGATGTTACCCGTGACATCCACGGTAGAGCCATCCATAACAGCAAACTCTGAACCTGCAACATCAAACCGGATCTTGTCCTCATCTGCGGACTCTTCAACCTGAATCTTCGTGTCGCTATCAGCATCTGAGATTGAGTCACTACTAAGAGCACTCAGCTCTGTCTGGACGTAAGCCGTAGTGGCAATCTGTGTCGTGTTCGTATCTGCTGCTGCAGTTGGAGCAGCAGGAACACCAGTGAGAGTTGGTGAGGCAATCGGAGCGTAAGTGCTAGTTGCCGTACTGGTTGTTAGATAATCACCAATCTCTGTCATCACGAAGGCCGTTGTAGCCAACTGAGTCGTATTCGTATCTGCTGCCGCAGTCGGACCAGCAGGAACACCTGTGAGCGTTGGCGAGGCCAACGGAGCGTAAGTACTGCTCGCTGTGCTGGTTGTTAAATAGTCTCCAACCTCCGTCATCACAAACGCTGTAGTCGCAACCTTGGTTGAACTGTCATTCGCTGCCTGAGTAGTAGCAATAACACCATCGGCCAAAACTACGGTAGCCGCAAGAGCATTCTTAGACAACTGGAGGACGCCATCAATATAGACGCTCTTACCAGTAGCTAAAGCAACATGCTCTGAAGAGGTCCAGGCATCAGTAGAATTAACCCAATTCCATGTCTTATCGGTAGCGCCCTTCAGAGTTAAACCACCGCCATCAGCGGTAGTGTCGGAAGGTGTAGCGACCGAACCAATTTCTATGTTCTTATCGTCAACGGTGATTGTTGTAGAACTAATAGTTGTTTCTGTTCCATTAACTACCAAATCCCCGACAATAGTTACTGTGCCATCGGCAGCAATCGACATTCGTTCTGTGCCAGCAGTATCGAAACGAATGATGTTTTCGTCGGCTGATTCCTCAACCTGAATCTTCGTGTTTGCATCAGCATCAGTGATCGAATCGCTACTCAGAGCACCCAACTCAGTCTGTACATAAGCGGTGGTGGCGATCTGGGTGGTATTGGTATCTGCCGCAGCCGTTGGGGCAGCAGGAGTACCAGTCAAAGTTGGCGAGGCAATCGGGGCGTAAGTACTAGCCGCCGTACTGGTTGTTAGGTAATCACCGATCTCTGTCATTACGAACGCTGTGGTGGCGACCTTTGCCGTGTTGTCGTTAGCCGCCTGCGTTGCTGCCGTAGTCCCATCGAAGAGTAGTTCGGCATTTCCTGTGGTTATAAGGGTTCCGCTCGCATTAGGGAAAAAGACAATCCTGTCAGCAGTAAGATCATTGTTGCCGTCATGCCCAAGTTCTACCCAATAACCGGTGTAGTGCCTCTCATTGGATAGCGCCCCGTATCCTTGGGTAAAATCTGATCCGTTACCGATCCTTATGTCATGAGAGAACGATGTGTAGTAGTCGTCAATGACCATGTTCCGCTGAATATTGGCACTACCGGCATAACCGAGCCAGAACTCCATGTCACCGAATGCGTCGGCACCCTTTTCTTCGATGTTGACGCTGATCTGGCCATACGTTTGCTTCGTACTGTCTTCATCATCGCCAGTGAACAGGATGCGTCCGATAGGGGAGTCATTCTCATGAGTGCCGTCACGACACAATTCTATAGTTGGTCCATAATTAGTAACGGTGGTGTCTGTGCTAGTTATATTTAGAAGCGCAGTAGCGGAAGAGGACAACGCAAGAGTCTTAGCGGTGATGTCTTCGGTAACTGCGAGATCGTTCCCAATAGTGACATCGTTGGGGAGACCAACAGTTACGGCTGCTGTCTCTGAGCCAGAACCAGAAACCTCAATCTCGTTAGCGGTACCGGCAACAGTAGCAATGTAGTTACCAGAGGTATGAGTCCCAAGAGTCGCTGCAACCGTCAGGTCTACTGCGCCATCACCGGCATCATCATAGGCGGCTGTCAGACCAACGTGGGTGCCGTTCGTTGCAATCTGGGCACCCGTAATGTCTTGGACATTTTCCGTAACGAGAGCCAAATCGATAGCACCATCACCGGCATCATCGTAAGTAGCAGTGATGCCAGTGTGGGTGCCATCGGTAGCGAGTTGTGCGCCAGATACATCTTGTACAGCCTCAGTAAAGTCTGTGACTGCAGTAGAGGGAATGGCGATTGTTGTGTTAGCCGCAGTGGTCAGCCGGCCATAGGTGTCAACCGTATAACCAGGGACCTGGGTGGCACTGCCATAAGCAGCCGCAGAGACACCAGAGACAGTAAGTGTAAGATCTACAGCACCATCTCCAGCATCGTCGTAGGTGGCCGCTATGCCCGTGTGAGAGCCATTGGTGGCCACCTGAGCACCAGCCACATCCTGAACTGCTTCAGTAAAATCAGTAACAGCCGTAGAAGGAATAGCAATAGTGGTATTCGATACAGCCGTAAGATGGCCCTGGGCATCGGTCGTTAACGCTGCCACCTGTGTGGCGCTACCATAAGATCCAGCAGAAGCTCCAGAGTCATCATGATTAATAGTATTACCAGAAATAGTTAAATACGTACCAGCAGTAAATGCCTGCGTACCAGTAAATTGGGTAAATGTAATATCATTTGTTCCAACAACATGAGGATCACTCGTTGTTGTGACTACAAACCCCTGTCCGACATTATTGGAACCAGCCAAAACATACGCCGATTCACCCTGCTTAATCTGACCTGTCGGAGCGCCATCAAAGTCAACGGCACGGGTCAATATCCACGCTGCCGAACCAGACGCACCCTGAGCGGTTACGTCATAAATACCATTCTGAAGAGCACTGGCTTGGTCCTGAACAAGAACCCGATCCCCTGTCGTGGCATTGGCGCCATCTACAACAAGGCGGGCTTGCGAACCAGCGGTGAGCGTTGCCCCTACACCAGCAGTCTCGTTGCTGTAAGTTGGTGAGTTAGGAAGTACAGCGGCAGTACCCAGCTTGACAGCCTCATGCCAATTTACAATACTTTCATTTGTTACCCACTTGAGACCAGTACTGGCGCTCGAATCAGCAACTAAAACTTGACCATTAGAACCAACAGTCAGCTTACCAACAGTGTTATCAGCAGTACCGCCTACAAGATCACCCTTGGCATCTATAAGGGCAGTATCAATCGACCCCAACCCGCCATAAGCTAGAGAAGTCCAAGTAGTGCTGCCGTCACCAATCTTGTATTTTGTTGTATCTGACTCTAAAGCAAACTCGCCATCAGCCAATGTTGGACTATTTGAAGTCCAATTAGCCGCCGTATCTCTCCTGAACTGAATAATTGCTGCCATTACGCCGACGCTCCATTTGTTCCACCATCTGCATTTATAGCGTAACGAACATAGCTGACCGCGGTACCGCCATCAGCTTCTGATTCAGATGTTCCAATATTTCTCCAACCAGAAGATGAACGGAAATAAAATTTATTATTAGTGACATCAACAGCCGTTGCGCCATCGGGTGGCGTATCAGCAGGTGTGCTAGTGTAAGTCTTAGTTACAAGACCGCCAGCAGCTATAAAAGTATCATCTGTCTTCAAAGAATTTGCAGCAGTACGATACAAAGCGACATCGCCACTGGCGCTGCCAGATCCCCAAGTCAACTTACCGCCAGCGTCAAAGATGAGACGAGATTCTGTATCTCCCGTTACCTTAATGCTTAGAGCTTCAGATGCTGCAGAACCTGCACCATCAATTACTATAGATGTCTTAAAAGCTTTTGCCACGACCTCAACCGTCCTATTATATTATTATAGCAGATTTCCCTCAAGAAATCCATCTATTATTTTTAACCAATCACCACGGCCCTATAGTCCGTGCCCGTAGCGGGTGCCGTACTAAAGGTAATGGTAACCGTATTCGTTGTAGCATGTGCAATGTCAACCTCAACTTCAGCATATGGAGAATCCGACTGATATACAGTCACATCCACATCCCTAGTTGCAAGATTATGTGTCACCGTAAAGGCAGCAGTAGAATCGTCACCAGTTAAAGTTGCAACACCCCTTGTGAGAAAACTCAAAGCAGTCTTTGCTGTTGCTACAGAAGTGTATCCACCACCATTCCCAATGGGAAGAGTGCCAGTTACGGCTCCTGTAGTTAAATCAATGGTATCTCGACTCAGCACACCAGAGGTGAGAGTAAGACCATCTCCGTCAATGTCACTAGCAATCGTAATACCAGAAGCGCTAGTTGTAAGCCCTGAGTTGGTATCAAGATTGATAGAAATAGCATTACCAGCCTTAGTAATACCATCGCCGGCAGTGATGCCGGAAGCAGAAGCAAAGTGAGTCCACACAATTGATGTAGAACCCAACGTGATCGGATCATTTGTAGTGATTACATACTGATGATCCCCATTTACTGTACCTTCATTAACCCAAACAAACGCACCGCCAATCGCCTCACTGGAGACGTCCATGTCAGTTGACCGACTGGCCGCTCCTGAAGCAACTACAACATAAACACCATTCTCAGTAGCAGTAGTCTGATTCTTTAAGAGAACACGATCACCAGTTGCAAGAGTAACACCATCAATAGCATCGCCATTCTCAAGCGCAGTAGCAATTGCAACGTTTGCAGTGCTCGCCGCCCTGACAGGATCTTTAACATTCAGCCCCTGCTTGGTGGCATCGACATAAGCTTTGGTTGCAGCATCGGTATCAGCAGTTGGAGTACCAACGCTTGCAATACGCTGAGAGTTGGCAGAGACCGTAGAGGTTGGTGCCGCCATCTCATCCAAACGATTAGTCTGAACCTGAGTATCGAAGTCAGAAACCGTACTTGCAGTCTGCGTTCCGGTATGGTTAGCTCTTGCTAGATGGTAAGACCCTTCTTGGCCGTCAAGCAAATCGGCATCAAGACTAGTGCCTGTGCCATCTACTGTTAGCAGAAGAGTGAGTATCTCAGCAGCGGTTAGATCTGCAGTAGATCCATCTTCAATATTGAGAATAGATCTAACTTCAGCCGCTGTCTTGTTTTCTGGAGTATTATCACTTGTTGCATACAAGAAACTTGTAGCGTTGTAATCCGTCTCCATAACCGCACCAGCGGCATTGACGTTTGTTGCATCTGTAACATCTGCTGCAGCTTCGATAGCGTCCAGCTTCGTTTCATCAGCCGCAGTAAACCTGTTAACAATCTCCCATGCCGAATTCGCCCGCAAGTAGAGTTTGTCAGAAACCGTGTCGTAGTAAACCTGACCGTCACTGGGGGACGATGGCGCAGTACTTAGATTCTGCACTACAGCATTTCTTAATTCATTTTTATTCAGGTCAATATATGACTCTATGTCAATAGGGACCAAAAACTTTTTAGCCATTTTATTTCCTCCTAGACTATAATTGCCTTACCGGCAAAAGCATTATCAAATGTTGCTACCACTTGATTGATCGAATTGTGTTTAATATCTCCAATAACATGATTTCCAGCAGAATCGATAATATCTATTGAAGGATATCGACCTTGATTATGGTTTATTGTCCACGTTGCGCTTGCTGAACTCTGATCATGAACTACCGTACTGGCTACACCGTCAGCACCGGTAGGCCCCTGAGGCCCCTGAGGCCCCGTAGCGGTACCAGTTAAAACTATAGTTGGTGTACCCTCTATAGTTAAAGTATTTAATGCATCCGTTTCAACGACATCCGACATTACCTGGTAACCTCCGGTGTAATACTTACATTACCTTGTACCAGCCTTGTAACCGCCCCGGCTGACGTTACAATTTCTAAATCGTAAACACCAGTATCGGGAGCAGTTAAAGCAGAAGTTACACTTGACGCAATACCAATAACAATTTCGCCACTCGAATTCAAGGTTATATCGCCAGCAGCGCTAGTCAAATCGATCAAAGCAGAAGTAGCAGCATAACTGTTACGAACTTGCATTCGAGCAGTATGAGTGCTTAAGTTGACGACAACGCCGCCAGCCTTATATGTAAACGTTCTTGAAAACGTCTCGCCCTGATTCACAATCAAATTGTAATTAAATGCCATGTACTGATTATACCACCCTCGCAGTTTTTTACCAAAGCTAATCTAGAGTTACATCAAGATCATTTGCAGAAATAGTAAATGTATCTCCAGATGCAGAAACCACAGAAGCAGAAAGTGCTCCATGAATTAATAGATTACCACCAGTAGAAGCATCAAAAATTCCAATATGAGTTACCGTAACAACCGGCATACTCGTAAACGAAATGCTGGAGGAATTAGATACCGCCCCACTCGCCGCTGCACCAAAGGTTGCGGCCTGTCTAGTGACAGCCACTTCAGTACCTCCAGAACCAGTATCAGTTGGACTACCCACATACAACGCCAAATACACCGTTGTGACCGGTGTATAGGACGTATTCCTCAATGTATGATCAAGGAGTTTATTTTCTAAATAATTAGACAACCCCGACATGTTTTCCTACCGCCTACTCGCCGTAGTGTTCTTTAACCTGTGCTTGGGTAGCCGTTTCAAATTGGGTCGTTGCTAGAAGCCGTTTCGCTGTCTCAGCATCTACCAACTGGTAGGGGTGCGCCCTAGTGAAATCGACCTCTCCAACAGAGTACCCATATCCATGACGCAAAAATAGCATCTGGTCACCCGACGGTGCCGCAACCTTCTTAGGGGCGGCCTTCGCAACAGGGGGTGCTTCGACTTCAGCATTCTTTAAATCTTCAGTTGTAACTACATCTTTTTTATCAGCCATAATGAATATCTTACCACACATCATCATCTAATGCAATAACAGAACACCCCCGAGTGGCATCGAAGCCAACCCGGGGGTGCCTGGTGGTGGTTTAGGATCTAAACCATATATTGTATCCGCAAACTTAATTAGGCCCTGATTTTAACATCCTGGCTTATCACATAAGCTTCAGCGTTCTCGATGTTCTGAGCAACCCTGTTGAACTGCGTGTACTCAATTGTGTCCTTCTTCGGCTTGAACTCACGGTAAACCGTGATCTCACGCTGAATACCAACAACATGATTGTTGGGGAACGTCAAAATAATGTAACCGTGATTTCCACTGGGGCTAGCATACGTTCCAGCGACGTCCTCTGGCATGAGGGGAACCTCAACCAAAGGAATACCGAATGGAGCAAGCCCCGTTGAACCGGGACCTCCGTTAGGACCACCCGGATTGCTGTAAAGCCTATCACCCATAGTAGAACCGGGCGAAGGCGCACCAGCGGTAGCCTCAGTTGCAGAATTTGGATTCTGCAATGTGTAGATAGTGTCCTGAACAATGCCAGGGCCACTAAAGTACCGCAACTCGTTACGACGCTGCAAGTACTTGTTCGGCATCTTACGCAAAACTGCATCATAAGACGCACGACTCACATTGGATCCAAGCCCGTCGTGAGTAACACCACTTGCCTTACCCAGCTTAACAAAGCCGTCCTGAGCTTTAAGTAGCCCATTGGCGCTTGTGGTATCACCATTAATCAGAAGATCATCCATATCGTTCGACGTCTGACGCGCCATAACCTGAGCGATATGATCCTCCAAGGAGTCACCAGCAATGTTGTCCTCAAGGGACTCAGTGCTGACCTCCCAATCCAACCGGAGCTTAACTGTCGTTAAAGCGACCTTCGTAAAGGTCACGGCAGAATTAGCACCCGTATCGGAAGCCTCAGTTGCTTTTGCGAGCAACCGTGTTCCAACTGACAACTTATCGATTTCCATAGAAGGATTGCTCATACGAACAACCCTAGACTGCTGCATAAGAACAGACTGATCGATAACGAAGTCAAGGAAACGGTTAGCCTGAGCGGGCTTTAAAATACCGCCAGAAGCCGCATTTACAACAGAGGTAGTAACCTCATTTGCTTTTTGAAGTAATTCTTCGTTAGCCATTTATAATTTCCTCCTAAGACTCGTATCCAAGAGACTTAATCAAATCCTGAGGAAGGAACAGATTGCCCCAGAATGACTCTGGCGCCTTATCTTCAACCGCCTTGGCGATTACTTCCTCTTCTTCGTCTGTCTCATCAACACTCTTTTTAATTGCACCAGCATTCTCAACGGTTTCAACACGAGTGTTGATCACATCGAGACTATTAGTGACTGATTTTGTTGACTCATCAACCTTAGCTGTGAGTTCATCCTGCTTCTCGGTCATTGCATTAATGGCAGAGGCCAGTTTCTCTTCAATAAAAGTTTCTACCTTTGCGGCAGAAGCCTCAGAATGAGAAGCTAGCTTTTCATCAATGACGGTTCCTAGAGCTGCAGTGAGTTCATCGATATTCATATCAATATCATCTCCTTCATTGGTTTCGTCTGCCATCAGCGCAATCTCTTCCACTTCGACAGTATGTTTTTCTATATCGTCTTCATCAGAATCAACAACAACATCCGACTCCGCATTAGCGGGATCGGACATCCATGTCAAGAACCTCTGAAGAAGTGAGATCTTTTCTTCCAACTCAGCGCCCTCAAAAGCCCCGTCAAGTGGCGGGGTTTCATCAGACGTAGTTAGAACGTCCGTATCTTCCATGTATGTAACCATATCAGAATAATTCTTATTATGCAAGTCTTTCACAACATTGCAGCTACAACCATCGTCTTTCACAATAGTGCAGTGGCATTCACCACAATCACATGTCGATCCAGAACATTCGGTTTTTTCAATTACATCATTCTTAATACAAACAATTGTATCACCAATTTTATTACATTCAATTTCATCAATTGCGAGAGCGTAAGACAAGCCCTCATCGTCGGACTTGATCAGTGTTATGTTGGCAACTGGATTTGCTGGATTATCCACCAAACTCAACTCACCAAGCTCATACTTGGTAACCACACTAACGGGTTGACCACGAAACTTTCTTGTCTCGTCTTCCTTGCGTTCGAGAATTCGACCACCGATAGAGAACGCACCAAGAGTGCCATCCAAAACCTTCTGCCAAGTATCCTCTGCTCCCTTCGAAATATAAGCAGAAACTTCCACACCTCTATAGATGTTTCCATTTTCGTTAATCTCAACGGGACGATGACCTACAGCTTTACCTACAGCCAAAGGCTGGTGCATCTCGCGTATATTGCCCTGCCAATCTTTAAATGCCGTCATAGACGCGTCAAAATCAACGACGTCTCCCGACTTATCTACATTGTCAGCAGTAGCTACCCCAACCACAACCCTCTCTTCATTTTTAACTAAAGAGATAGGAAAGATTAGTTGTAAATTTTCGCCATGCATATTATTGCCTCCTTATGAAGCTATGGGAACTATTGTAACATATATCTGATTTAATTACAATAAGTCTTAACCCACAGCAAAAACAGCCAGAGTAACAGACGCGGTGATCACTTCAAATTGAGTGTAGTCACCAGGAATGCAAACGTACTCCGAACCGCCAGCAGGAATTGATACAGACATGTTGCCATTAAGCTTTACTGTGGCAGCAGTCGATGCATGAGTATTATGAAAATAAATGCCATCAGTATGATGACCCAAACTTACTGTTGAATCAGTACTAGATACACCGGTACTTGCATATGTTATACTACTATTTCCGTACATTTCGTCCTCCTATTTTTCTTGTTCACGAACCCCGTCCGTGTCTTGTGCAGAGCCTCTTTCATTGCTGGCCTCGGGGTTCGCAGAGTCGTCTCCATTAGCAGGGGTATCAGCATTGTCGTTACCCTCAGGAGCGCCCTCTGGCCTTTTTGGCTCTTCCTCTACCATGTCTTCACCAGTGAACGGATTGACACCCGTCTGCATAAGCAACTCCATCTTCCTAATATTGCTGGGGAATGGAAGTTCCTCATCACCATCGTCACGGTCGGGGAGACCCAACATGTTACGCACTTCATTTGGTGAAACCACTTCAGTACGCAGATATCTATCTCTAATCTTAGACTGCACATCTTCGTCAACCAAATCAATCTGCTCAAATCTAAAATCAAGAAGATCAGTGAATTCTTTAACTATGTTGTTAATTTTCTTTTCTATGATCTTTTGATCCGGTCCCACAACTTGAACCTTAAATGTCTTATCCGCATCTCTAGATACGGCTAGGTTGGCATTATCATATACGCCAACCTTTGGGGCCGGAACTCGGTTTGCAACTAGAATTTCATCACGATTAGACTTTCTATACTTATCGAATGAAGCATCTTGAATACTGGCTTCTAGTTTCTCAAATTTAATATCTACATCACCACCAAGTGAGGCTGGCAGAGGAACGATCAACGTTCCGTGATTTCTGCCCTTAACTTCCGTCCTGAAATAGTTCACCAATTCCTGCTTGGACTTATTACTAAGCTTAGCTCCCTTAAGAATAATTGCATATCTAGGAATCGCTTTATTTTCAAAATAATCGATATTGTAATTCTTGGCATACTTATCACCCAGGATGGCACCAATAGCAGTTACAGCCGATGGCACTCCGTAATAGTTGCTGGTGGGTGTATACGCCTTAAAATGAATAATCTCATTAGGGCGTCCGTCATTATTTATGGGATCCGACGTTTCTAAATCTTGGAAGTTTCTAAAGAAAACCGATTGAATCTTGTTATGTCGCGCTATCTGAACATATCCATCCCTCTGCCTTCTTACACGCATGTTAACGGAGGGGATGTGACCAATGTAACCAATCTTGCCGGAATTGGTTCTTCCGATCTCAAGATAAGCATTACCGACAGCGAGATAATCAATCCACAATTTAACCATAGTCTCAACAAATGTATCTTCTAGATTTGATTCATCCAACAAAATGTGTAACTTCTTTTTTTCACGAACCAATTCTAGTCTAACTTTTTGTCTTTTATCAGCAGTATCCGCTCTCTCAATGCGTCGCTTAGTTTTTTCAGAATCTTGAAACATGTACCCTAAAGCTACAGTGTTTGCAACACGAGCATTAATGGCAGCAAAATGAGTAGTATTAACTTCATATAAGTCAGCTAGAATATTTAAATCATGCGGTGGCTCAATAACATCATACAGCGCATATCCATCAATAGAGTCTGGGCCAACGGAACGAGACGAGGCATCGCCTAGTCCCTTGTTTGCCTTAGCCGGACTAGCCTTTTCAAGCTTTTGATGTCGCCTCTTCATCTTGGGCGACTGCCTAGACAGATCTAGCTTTTTAAATGGATCATCGCTCTTATACTCAAGAGATACCTGAGTATAGCTAATGTCATCAATTTCAACGCCTAGACTATCTTCTTCTACCAACGATGTTTCACCCATAGTTATCCTTTATAGGGGGCCACTTCTATTAAAGCATCCTCTACCGGGTCGGGCATTTCCCCTTCACCCAGCCTTCCTTCTTGCTCTGCTCGCTCACTACCGGAGACCTTTCTTGCGCCATCAATCCAATGAGGCTTTCCCTCGTTGTCTTTTCCAGCCCAATACCTTGCAGCCTCAGCCATCTGAGACTCTACCCTACGGTCACCGACCATGCCTTCAGCACACATATAGTTGCCGTCCCCATCAGAAATTAAACCACCGTCCGGCATTTTCCATAGGCAAACGCCAAAGGCAGACTGAGGTACGATTATACTCTTGCTCTTTTTTACAATCCCGTTACTCATCTATGTGTAGAATATCAGATTTTGTATCAAAAAGCAATTTAATCATCTAAAATTGGACTAGAATCATCGAAGCTATGCTCATTGTAGATGACATTATCGAAATGTTTCTCATATATCAATGAATACGATTCTACCAATCCATTCGTAGTCGGAATATTTAATGTGGCAGGCGGAGCATCAGAAGCGTTGATTTCGAACTCTTCAACATCTCCATCTGAACTTTCATACCAATATGTTATATAACTGTCTGGTGCATTCATACCCTACAGGGCGCAAGTTGTACATTCAGGATCATCAATCCTGCAAGCTTCATCCTCTTCATCTAAATCAAGAGACATTTGATTAAGCACCTGCTCATTTCGAGAGTTGTCCCGATAGATGGTGATGCCCTTGCACCCTAGTTCATAAGCCAATCTGTACAGTTTGTCGGTGTCTTCCACTGAGAAGTCCGACGGACAGTTGGTTGTCTTGCTGATGGCAGAATCAACCCAACGCTGGATTGTCGCCTGAACCGCCACATGCTGCTCTGGCTTAAGATCCATAGCTGTTACGCAGTATTCTGGTAAGTCTTTAATATTTAATCCAAGATCACCAATAACGGATATGGTTTCCACTTCTGTTCCAAGCCTAGACTTTCGAGTGTACTGCCAATTGAAATATGGCTCAATGCCGGTTGATGTTCCCATCATCGTTCCAGTAGTTCCAGTAGGAGCCACCGTAAGCAAACAGACGTTACGAATGCCGTGATGCTTAACCTGTTCTCGAATTTCTTCCGGCATGCCCTTCATGTAGCCGGATCGCAAATAAGACTCTGCATCGAAATGCTTAAACTCGCCTTTAATCTTGGCAAGATTGATTGATGCTTGATATGACTCGAATGCTATGGTTTTAAACAACTCATCAATAAAGATAAGACTATCTTTTGATCCATATCGAAGCTTCATGCGAATCAGAAGCTCGCCAAGACCCATTACGCCTAGCCCTATTCGCCGGTTGTTGGTGTGATTCTTTCTAATAGAATCAAAATGATATTCATTAATGTTAATTACATTATCTAAAAACCTAACAGAGTTCTCTACGACGTAACGCAGCTTAGCCCAATCGAACTCTGTACCGTCGTCAACAAACCTAGACAGGTCAATAGCCCCCAAAGTGCATACACCATATGCCTCAAGAGGCTGCTCGCCGCAAGGATTGGTGGCAACAAGGGGAGCAAAATAATGAGAGTTGCTCATCTTGTTAGATCTTTCCAAAAAATGGAGACCAGGTTCGGCAGAAGCGTGAGCGGAGGAAACAATCCGATTCCAGATATCCACCGCACGAACGGTTTTATAAACATTTACTTTCTTGCCAAGAACATTATGCCAGTAATTAATGTTGCCATCCCAAAGCTCATCATATTCAGAGTCTTTGGTGTCTGGAAATAACAGGTCCCATTCGCCATCTTTCTCCAAAGCCTCCATGAAAGCATCAGAGATACACACCGACATGTTTGCATTTTCAAACTCACCGGGCGTGTGTTTCGCATTAATGAACTCTTCCACATCTGGATGCCAATCATTGATCATTAGCATCGTGGCGCCGCGTCGTGACCCCCCCTGCTCGATAAGCCCTGTAGACAGGTTGTACATCTTTCCCCAAGAGACAGCGCCGCTAGAAATCCCGTTAACACCAATAACAGGAGCATAGCGAGGGCGCAGAGAAGACAGGTTGATACCAACGCCCCCACCCCTCGAATGGGTTTCTGCCATTTCCCTGACACTTTCAAAAATGCCTCCCCTTGAGTCTTTGGGGCAAGGTAGCACAAAACAGTTTTGAAGAGTCAGACCCTTCGTGCCAGCCCCAGCGATGATACGACCACCCGGAATAAAGTAATCAAAAAGAATATCTTTAAATTTTGCTTCAACCTCTGCGATATCTTCTCCCGATTCACACGCCGCTAAGGCAGATGCAACACGGGTCTTAACATCCTCGACCTGAAGCTCTAAGGGCTTAGAAACAAGATCCATTCCAACCGTAACAACATCGCCCTTATAAGTAGTAACCTTTACTAAACGGTTATCCTCATCAACATCATCAACAATAGAAATCTCTTTAACTGGCCACTTAGGATCAGGAGAAACTATTGCCAAAACTATATCGCCAACCGCAAGCTTACCTTTCGGTGCTTTTAATGTATACCTATCTAAAAATATCTTATAACCTTGATATCCGCTTTTACGAAAAAACGATGGAATTTCAATTCTTCCACCACTAGCCTTAGTCTCAACCTCATTCAATTCGGTTAGATCCATAGTCTTGCTTACAACAGTCACACTTGCTCCTTTAATACAAAAAATCCCCCGCTTCTCAGGGGGTACGAGGATACCATCATAGCACGATCCCGATCCCGAAGCGAGGACATATTGGCAGGTTATTAAGAAATTTCTAGAAAATCTAGAATTTCATCTGCAACGTGGTTCCATGTTTCGTATTTGTGGATAACGCGGGCCGAACGCATGGCTTTTGCCTTCTCGTTGTAGTATTCATCTACTACCTTCTTCATCAACCTGCATAGATCCTCATAGTCCGGGATAGCATTTTGAGCGCCAGTTCCCACTAGATTATGATGCTCAATGTCTATCTCTGAGGGGTCGCCCCAAGAAGCCTTAAGAGGCATAGACATGTCAGCGAATTGGCTGCATCCAGAAAGCTCGGTACAAATAGTAGGCATACCTGTTGCTATCGCCTGATACGGAATCATCCCAAACCCCTCTCCCGCTGTGGGATAGACCATGCAGTGGCTGTTCTTATAAAGAGACACAAGCGCATCTTTCGATATGAAGCCGTTTAAAATGGTTATTTGTGGATGCTTCTGTAAATCATGAAGAGAAGGATTCAAATCAATATGTTCAATTCCATTAGAGACTTTAAGAATCAACTGATAGTCTTCATCCCCCTCAAAGCACTCCAAGAACGCTGAGATAACCAACTGTACATTCTTGCGTGGTAGTTCTCCACCAACGTGTAGAAAATAAAACTTGCCACTGATCTCTCGTTCCTCTATGGCCCAGTCTTCAGAAATGCCATGCGCAAGAACTCTCACTGGAGGATCCAGATTGTACTTTTCAAAAACACCCTTGCACCACTCACTTGTAGTCCAGATCTGTTCGCATCGGTTCAACTGATCTAACCACGCTGGAGGAATAGCCGTAAACTCCCAAGGGGTGTAGCCAACTACTCTAGGACCCTCAAACTGATAGTAGTAGGGTAAACAATAGTTTATATGCCATTTAGTGCCCGTAGCATTCCACAGCACTCGCTGTCCTCTATCCTTAAGAGACTCGAATACATTTAAAGATACTTCAGTATACCCAGCACTACGCCAAGAGGTACCTGTAGCATCTATAGCTTGTGGAGTAAACCATGATATGTCTGTTTTTAACACCATGTCATTATATTAATTCCCAACTCAGCAAATGCTTTAGCATCTTCTTCTGACATCCAATATTGAATTGGTCGCCTACAGTATTGACACCTAGTAATACCGATATATTCATCATCTATTTTACAGACAGAAAGATACTCCTCATCTATTACAGGTGTAGGAGGGCAGTCGTCGCATTCTGCTAAAGCTATATACTTCATACCCATATATTATATTCCTTAATAGTATAGAAAGCTAGCGACTAACTGGCACGCTTGCTAGCGCAGTAATGAGTTTAGCGCGTTTTTGAAAAAAGTGGTGGATCCCCCACCAATTTCTTTATTCACTCCCAAGCGAACCGATTTGTGCTAAGGTGAAACGTATGAAAAATTTTATAATTCATGGTATTTGGACAATGGCCGTATCGCTACCTGCATGGTTTGCTTTTAAGATAACAGACTATGTGGTAAACTACTGGAGTGTGGTACTTATTATATTTTCCATGCAACTAGCCATAGCGCCGGCATTGGTGCGTAAGGGGTAAATCAAATGAAAATTGTACCTGCAACTGGTGAAGACGTAACAGAGATTGCGGAACTGTCTTTAACAGTAAAGCTATTACCAGATAATCAGGGTAACCTCAATCCCGTCTTCTACATGGTATCACCCGGAGAAGACTATGATGTAACAATCATGCATCTTCGGCTGCTTGTCAACGGACTGGAACTTGGTATCAATAGTTTAGATACTATGGTATCATGCATGCTCAACATGATGAAATCTAACGCCATAGAATCCATGAAAGAAATGGGGTTTGGAGAAAACCCTGTGGAGTTAGAAAAGATTCTTGGTTTTATTGCGAGCTTGGAGAATGACGATGAGGACCAGAGTTAACGGCCCTATCTTGGGGAGGGTAATAAAAGACTTTCCCTATCCAGGTAGAGAGTGCGCTTTGTGTAGTCGGCCCCTCCAGTTGGTCAACGCTATTCATTCCGATCAGGACATGCATCATTACAAGGCTATATACGTTTGCGGATATGAGTCATGTGAGGCATTCGATTACGAAGACAGAAAAGCTTACGTAAGATTATACTACTCATCGGAAGAAGCGTATATTGTATTTGAAGATGTACTACTTCCAGTTTATGGTAGAAAAGAGAAAACCGATGATGAAGATTGAAGAATAGCATGGCGTGGACATGTTGGCATTGTGACTCAGAATTGATTTGGGGTGGCGACCACGACGTAGACGATGAGTTTAGCCCATTTATAATGGTTAGCAACTTTTCCTGTCCTGAATGCGAGGCATATGTCGAGATCTCAATATGAGTCTACTGAAATTATTTTTGGATTATAATAAAAAAAGTAGTACACTTATGGAAGTGAAATCGGAAGACTTCTGTGGAAACACAGAAGAATAGCATTAGCGGCATTTGCCGTTTTTTGCATCTCCGGGGAGGTCACAATGGACGCAGGTAATATTATCACGCTTATAAGCTTGACGATTACTAATGTTGTTGCTCTGTGCGTGGTATACATCCGCCAGAAGCGATACAATGATAGAAATTATGGAATTAAAAATGGTCGGGGAGATTTATTTTTACAGATAGGGAAGCTGCAGGACGAGATGCATAGAGAAACTCAGCTTCTAACTTCAGATGTTGCGGAGCTACGTGGTATGCTTCGGGTACATTTGAAAGAAACTTCAAGAGCGCATTAACATGCGATTGAAAGACAAATGCTGCACTTGGAGCAATGGTCAAGTGCAGATTGTTAACCATAAATGGATTCCGACCTATCTGAAAACATCATTAAGTAACGGACAACACTTAAAGTGGTTGTGGTGTAGCGGCTGTCATCTGTACAAGATGGAATCAGTCAAAGAAAAAATAAAAAACATTATACCGGCTTGATTTATATCCCCACACATGCTATACTAGATTTAGAAAGCCTCGTGCCTCTGATATTTTGCCTTCGGGTTCTATCAGATCGGTGCGGGGTTTTCGCTGTGTCATGACCACATGTCACAATAAGTAACGCATGTCACACCACAAGGAGATAGAATGAAAAGAATTGTAAACTTACTAAGAAAGTTGCAGCCCCGAACCAGAGATCATTATTACCACAATCAAGTTATGACCGACTCACTAGAGCGGGAGCTAATGAGAGCGTACATGGGTACCGGCTTCAGAGGACCCTTCAGAGGACCACAGCAACGCCTCTAACGAAACGGGCGGTTCGGGCAAAAACCCGAATCGTCTTTTTTCTTCAGTTCCCCCATTTGAGCCATTCGTGTGATACAATCACTTAGTGACATGGCTATACACCCCCGACACTTATCACTCTGCTCTGGTATCGGAGCAATCGACCTTGGACTTCAAAGCGCACTCGGAATTAAGTCTGTGGGTTACGTCGAAAGGGATTCCTTCGCTGCGGCTATTCTCGTGGCGAGGATGGAAGAACAGGCAATGGATGTCGCACCTATTTGGGACGATATTGAATCCTTTAGAAGCACAGAGTGGAGTGGATGCGTGGACATCATATCTGCGGGCTTCCCCTGCCAGCCCTTTTCATATGCCGGTAAGCATGGAGGAACAGAAGACGAAAGATGGCTCTGGCCTTACGTTCGTAGAATTAGTCAGGACTGCGGGACGAGCCAGATCTTTATTGAAAATACACCGGGACTTGTCGAAAGAGGCCTTTATGAAATTCTCCACGATCTTGCCGAAATGGGGTACTCTGCGGAATGGGGTCTGTTCAACGCAAGTGATGTTGAAGCGCCCCATAAAAGACAAAGGTTATTCCTTCTTGCCCACAGGGAGGCCATCGACATCCAACCGTGGGTTAGCAGAGCTAATCTCTATACCCAGCTCAGAAAGCAAGGGATGGGCAACGCCTACAGCCAACATGTGGAAAGAGGTGGGACCGAACATAGATTGGGAGAAGAGGAACACGAATCGGATTACCAACCTGACAGTGCAGGCTGTTTTGTGGCCGACACCGAATCCACAGGACAAGCCTCATGGACCCGAACCTCTAAAGGATGGAACAAAGAAGAACGGGCACAGTGGCAACAAAAACTTGGAGGGAGCAGCGTTGTGGCCAACACCGACAGCAAGGGACGCTGGGAATTCAAGAAGGGCAACGGTCAAAAAGGATTCATGGACCTCAAACGATGGTACGACACTTACGGATGCTTCCCACCTTCACGAGAAAACGATGATGCGTGGAGACGATGGATTGAATCAGGTCTACCTGAACCCACGGTTCGTGGAATTACTGATGGGTCTGCCTATCGGGTGGACAGACTTCGGTCCCTTGGAAACTCAGTCGTACCACAGTGTATAACAATGGCTTATAACGTTCTATTGAATAGATTAACAACAGAAACAAGGCCGGTAAGATGAAATTGAACCTTGGTTGTGGAAACCATTTCCCTGAGGGATGGATCAATGCCGACCTTGATCAACACTGGCACGAAGAAGGGAAAGATGTTTCTCTTGTGAGAGGCGAACCGCTGCCTTGGGAAAACGACACCTTCGATCAAATAATATTATTTCTTGTATTGAATCATGTGCCGTTAGATGAGATGGATGGTTTCTTATCAGAAGTAGAACGAGTTCTATCTCCAAAAGGGCGCCTACTAGTTCTTGATGAAAATTATCCAGATGGTGTACCTGACCATAAAATAGATGGCGTTAGTGATGGTCCAGGCTACCGCAATATTGAAGCGTGGCATTGTTACACCGGGTCGTTAAACAAATTGCTACATCCTGTTTTTCCCAATATCGAAACATTGTGGGAAAATGCCAACGAAGATAAGGCCATACTATTTACTGATCAGCAGTTCATTGAAGGCGGACTATTAGATTGGACTGATTCAGAGGGGCGGATATGGCCTATCAAGGGGCTTGGGCAAAATAGTTGTCTAATGATCTCTACAGGTCCGGCAATATGACTTGCCACCTACTCATAGAAGATGCTTCCTTTGAAGACCTCATGGATGATCCTGACCATTTTGTAAAGATATTCAGAGAATCAAAACTTCTCATCTTTCCCGAACTGCATCTTTCGGAAGTGCAGAACGCTCAAGTACGGGAAGCTTTCGGATACGGCTTCTATGGTCACCATGACGAAACTCACAAATTTTCTATAGATCGATATGTCGATAAGGCTGGACCTGAAGATCTGTTAGTTAAATGGCATTTGGAAAATCTATACGATCAATACCCGCCAGATGCTGTTGGGTGGAACATGACAAAATTCGACTGTCCCAAAGGTAGTGGGAACACCGGATATGTCAACATGATAAACATATATTCTAAATTAGATCAGGAGCATCAAGACTTTTATAACGACCTTTCCTTTATGCATTTTCTCAATATAGAAGATTCCGATGGCGTTACAGAGGTTTATAAGAAAATGGCTGCAGGAGAAACAATGATTTCACAACAGTCAATCCAGGCATCCAGCGCGAAGTCAGACAGTGTAACCCCGGTTAGAAAAGCAGTTGTTCCACACCCACTCACCGATGAATTAACACTCAGGTATGTGCCGGAGCCAAGTTTTTTGGTATTACCAGAGTTCCATGAACAAAGAGAAGTTGCTGACGCCGCAGTTAGAGAACTAATAAACGATCCAGACAATCAGGTGTGGTGGGAATGGACTAAGGGTGACTATGTTTTTGCGGACTTGGTTGTCACAGCCCATTCAGTCAAAGGTGGATTTGCGGACGGAGAAAGAGTGGTCGATGTGGCTTTTGGTCTGATAGGGGAATACCCCAAACATCTTAGAGAGGAATGGTACCCCGGCGATCCCCGTTTCCTTCCCGAAAACTCTGGTGGATCCGGCGTTTCTCGGGGAGTAGGAGGCATTGCGATATGATTAACAACAGAAACGAGGCCGGTAAGATGACAGACAGAAGCGAAGAATATCGCACAATTGTAGACGGATACAGCGCTCGTAAAAAACTAAAACGACCATCTTTTATTTCAGGTGATCTAGTTTATATACCGCTTCAAAATGGAAATGTCGCTTTCACAGAAGCAGAGAACTATGAATTGGTAATCGGATGTTCATGGTCAGAAATGGCTGAAGGATACGTGCAAGGGCACTACAAATACTCTCCGAGACGAAAACTACATAAGTGGCTCTGGTACCATGTCAATGGCGAAATACCGAAGGACATGTGTATGGATCACATCAACAGAAACCGTTTAGACAACCGTTTAGCAAACCTACGTGTCGTCACATACAGCGACAATGCACGCAATGCAAAAAAGAGTGGCGGCACTTCAAAATATCCCGGCGTGTCTTTCTGCTCCAGAGAAAAAAAATGGCGCGCCTTTATACAAAAAGAATTAAAACAGTACTCGCTGGGAATGCATAAAACGGAAGAAAAAGCTTTTGCTGCCTACTACGCAAAAGCAGTTGAGCTTGGAGTAGAGCACAGCATCCCCATGGAATTTAAGCGGGTTACGCTACCAACCGACGGAAACAAAATCACCCCCAAAATGTTGGATTCCAAAGCCGACCTTGAAGCCCTAATCGATGGTGCTGAAATCTTTAGATTGAAAAAAGAAATGGGAGCATGAATACGCTAATGGATGAAGAAATAAGAGCGCCCTTACGAGGGGTCATACGCTGTAAAGAATGTTTGTGGTATATTGGTAACAACATCCTAAGGGACAGAGAAAGGATCTGCCCCATATGCGAGAGTAAACTGGAGGAA